CTTAGAGACCAAAGAACGTGTCACCAAAAAACAAACGAAAAAACGTGGTATCTTGTAATTGGTGTCACCTAGCCCAGTACCTATCAAGTAGAGTACTGGGCTTTATTATTCTGAATACTCTAATCGCGCACACACGTGCACGCGAAAAACTACACGCGCACACGTGCGCACGTATTATAATATAACTTGTTGTAGTAGTAGTAGTAGAGTATGTGGAAAAGTTGAAAACTACTATTTTATAACGATAGAACGTAAAAAAACAGGTAAAAAGAATGTTGAAAGATTTGTTGAAAACTTGTTGAATTGTTGAAACACTCTGTTGTGTTAAAGTTTAACAATGTTGAAATGTTGAAAACTATGTTGAAAATGTTGAAAACGCCTGCCGCAGGCACCTGTGCAAAAAGTCAAAATCGCTTACAGCGACCTTGACAGTTTGCACAGGAAATATTAAAAATGTTTACGACAATCGACAATTGAAAAAAAGCTTGAAAAAGACTATAATAAAGACAATGCATAAAGAGTGAAGAACAAGAGAAAGGAGAACGCCATGAAAAGTATCATGTACATCAAAGCAGACTTCGGAAAAGTAAGCGAACACTTCAAAGCAAAAGAGTTTCAGTGCAAAGACAAAAGCGATGGAATGCTGATTGCAACCGAACTACTTGAAACACTGGAAAAAATCAGAAACCACTTCAATACACCGGTCATCATAAACAGCGGATACAGAACGCCAAGCTGGAACAGCAAAGTAAACGGAGCGTCAAATTCATACCATTGCAAAGGAATGGCCGCCGATATCGTAGTGAAAGGACACAGTAGCAGAGAAGTCGCAAAATACGCAGACAATGTCATGGAACAGGGCGGCGTAATCAGATACACAAACTTTGTGCACATTGATGTGCGTGAAGAACGTTACAGAAAGGGGGTGTAACCAATGGCATTGATTAAAGTGAAAGACCTGAGGGAAGCGATCGAGATGATTAAAACCGTTCTGGAAAAGCTCGACCAGATTTACCACATCCTGAAGGAAAAGGAGTAAAACAAAAATGCACAAAACGTGGAACGTAAGAGACCAGACCGAAGAAAACCTAAGACTAGAAGCCGAAAAGTTATACAAGCAAATAGAAACCGGATACAACATGATAAAAAAAGTATCTGACTTAAACGAAGCAAAAAAAATCATCGACCGAATCTGGATAATGAAGAAATGGGCTAACGATATCCAATTAGAACTAATCCGAAGGGAGTACAGCAATGAAGCATAGACAGAGAATGCCAGTAAAAACAGACAAGCGCATGTTTAACGTAACAGCACGCAAAACAAAAGCCATCAACCTAAGCCAGAAACCCATGCGGGGCGGCATCCGACTGTAAAGGAGAAAAGAGAAATGATTCACGCATATTACGGCATCTACGACAGCGTAGCAAAAAACTATTGCTACATCGGCGAAAGCAAGAGCGACGAAACCTTCGCACGGATGTGCAGGATTATGGAAAAAGACGAAAAAACGTTTTTGGGCCAGTCGCCTGAAGACTACAAGGGCTTCCACATCGCAAACTTCAACGATGAAAACGGCCAGTTCGAAAGCATCGAGCCGGATAAGGTATGGGAGGGCAAACCGCATGAATAAAAGATACGAAGAAGGGCGCAAGCCCTTCTTTTCAAATCCAGGCGAGAAGTTGCGCAAACAATACGTCTGGGGCAAAGACGAAGAAGGAAATAAAAAGATGATTGAAACTGAACCGATTGACATTCAGAGCGAAATTGAAAGCTATGCAGATGAATGCGATATTAAAAACATCGTCCGCAAGGCAAGTTTTGACCCTGAGTTTGCAAAAAGTCTAGCAGACAGCGCAGAAACAAACGAAATTATAGATATCACAGAATGGCCTACGAACATCCACGAGTATCACGCAATGATGGCAACGGCACAGGCCAATGCAATAGAACTGCAACGAATGCAAGAAAAGGCAAACAACGAGACAAAGAAGCAGGAGGAAAGCAATGAACCGGAATAATGAGAGACACTTTAACAATGTGCCTCAGACACATGTAAGCCGAACACGCTTTAAACGAGACCAGAATATCTTGACAACCTTCGATGCAGGCAAACTAATTCCGTTTTACGTTGATGAAGTATTACCGGGCGACACATTTAACGTGAACACGGCGGCAATCATCCGAATGACAACGCCAAAATATCCGGTATTCGATGATGCATTCATCGACTTTTACTATTTCTTCTGTCCGAACCGTATCTTGTGGGACAACTTCAAACGCTTCATGGGCGAAGCAGATGATGCACCGTGGATGCCAACAAAAACATACAAAGTACCGAAAATCAAAATCGAAAATGACGCAGGTGGAGCAAAAAGAGGATACCCGGACGAAAATACAATTTTGGACTACATGGGCGTACCAGCAAAAGCAATCCAAACCGGAAAAACAGGAAAAATCGAAGTAAACGCACTTCCAATTAGAGCATATGTAAAAATCTGGAATGAATTTTTTAGAGACCAAAATGTAGGAAACCCGGCAGTATTAAACACTGGAGACGAGGATGAAGAATATGCATCAGGAAGTGGAAATGAAAGTGAAGTATCAGAACAAAACATACTGAACTACGCACATCAAGGAGGATACTGCTTACCGGTAAACCGATTCCACGATTATTTCAGCTCATGTTTACCGTATCCTCAGCGAGGGCCGGAAGTGAATATCACCCTAGGTGGAAACGCACCCGTGTGCGCATACTATGGAAACAACACGATACCAGTAACAAAACCTCTAACGGTAGTAAACGGACCGTTGGGAACAAAAACCGGTATCATGCAAAACAACAGAGTAGAAGGACGAGAAGCACAATTCTATGTAGCAAACGAATATGGAGACGCAGACGGATTTCTTGCAGCAGATATGACAAATATCGAAGCCGCAACCATCAACCAACTCCGGCAAGCCTTTGCAGTCCAGCACTACTACGAAGCACTGGCACGTGGCGGCAGTCGATACCGTGAACAGGTACGTGCGCTTTTTGGCGTAAGCATCAGCGATAAAACCGTTCAGGTGCCTGAATATCTAGGTGGTGGACGCTATCACGTAAATATCAATCAGATTGTGCAGACCTCTGGACAGCAGACCGCAACAGACACGCCTATCGGTGAAACAGGTGCAATGTCGGTAACTCCTATCAACGAAAGTTCCTTCACAAAGAGCTTTGAAGAACACGGCTTCGTTATCGGAGTCATGTGTGTACGTCACAATCATTCCTATCAACAGGGCCTAGAACGCTTCTGGAGCCGGACTGATCGTTTGGACTACTACTTCCCGCAGTTCGCAAATCTAGGCGAACAGCCTGTAAAAAAGAAAGAAATCATGTTGACTGGCACAAGCACAGACGATGAGACTTTCGGATACCAGGAAGCCTGGGCAGACTATCGCATGAAACCGAACCGGGTAAGCGGAAAAATGCGCAGTAACGCAGAAGGAACGCTCGACTTCTGGCACTATGCGGACAACTACGAAAACGTGCCGACACTCAGCCAAGAGTGGATGAACGAGGGGAAAACCGAAATCGCACGGACATTAATCGTACAGGATGAGCCCCAATTTTTCGGTGCAATCCGAGTAATGAACGAAACTACTCGTTGTATGCCGCTGTACAGCTTACCGGGTCTGGAAAAACTGTAAAGAAAGGAGGAAGCCCGGAGAAATCCGGGCTATTTTATAATGGCAGGATTAGGAGCAATGTTAGCAAGTGCCGGAACATGGCTTGCAAGTCATCCAGAAGTCGTAACGACAGGAATGTCACTTCTTGGAAACGGACTATCAAGCATGTTTGGACAGAAAAGCCAGAACCAGAGCCAAGGCAGTAACATGAGCCAGAGCCAAGGCGGGGGACAGAGTGCATCCATGAGCGAAGGCGGCACAAACGACAAACAAGTCATGGAATACCTCAACAAATACTATCAATGGCAGGGCGGTCAGAATGCTTTTCAAAGCAAAACAAACAGACAGAATATGCTCTTACAGATGGGCTATAACACACTGGGCGCAATCCAGCAAGGTATTTATAACCACATCGAACAAAACGCCGCCATGCAGTACAACAGCGCCGAAGCATTGGCAAACAGAGAATTCCAAGAGCGTATGAGCAATACGGCGTACCAAAGAGCCGTAGCAGATATGCGAAAAGCAGGAATTAATCCTATTTTAGCATACGCACAAGGTGGCGCAAGCACGCCGGGCGGCTCAGGCGCAACAATCACAGGTGCAAGCATAGGAATGCCAGCATCAAGCGCTCTGGGAGTATCTGCACTGAACGGCAACGTGCCAAACAGTTACTTTAGCCGCAGTGAAAGCAAATCACAGTGGTATCAGCTAGCTGAAGCCGTAGGCAGTCAAATGAGTACAGGCTATAGTAGTCCGGTACAGCTGACAGAAGATTTACTTAAAACATACAAACAGATGGAGAAAACAGAAAAAACAGTACCAACGCCGAAGCCAACACCGAAAAAAAACGAAAACCGAGCAATGAAGCCACAGAACAAAACAGGAGCATACGGAGAGAAGAGAAAGCCGGGTGACTATCTGAAATGAGTTGCTACAAGCCACTAATAAGGCTGTACAACCCGGATGATAAAGAACAGAGCGGGCGGGTATATTCACTCGCCCGCTTTTCTCAGTTAAGCGGGAAACAGCTAAAGTATGAAGATTTGATGTATAATCCGAAAGTCATGTTGATACCTTGCGGGCAATGCATCGGATGCAGAATCAGACAAAGAGAGGACTGGACAACAAGAATAGAGCTAGAAGCACAAGACTATCCAAAGGAAGAAGTTTGGTTTATAACACTAACCTATGATGACGACCACGTACCAGGCATGATAGTAAAAACAGGTGAAATCATGCGAAAAGTACAATACACGTGGAAGCCGGGAGAGAAGCGCCCTAGCAGTGTTCAAATTTTGCTGTATGAGGACATTCAGAAGTTCTTAAAACGTCTCAGAAAGGCTTACAGGGGCAAATTACGCTATTTTGTAGCGGGTGAGTACGGAGAACAGACAGCAAGGCCGCATTACCACATGATACTATATGGATGGAAGCCAACAGACTTAGAAAATTTGTACAAAATTCACCACAACGGATACTATACCAGTAAATGGTTAACGGACCTGTGGGGAATGGGACAAATCCAGATAGCACAAGCAGTTCCAGAAACATATAGATATGTTGCAGGGTATGTTACAAAAAAAATGTACGAAATAGACGACAAGAAAGCCAACGCATACTACGAGCTAGGACAAACAAAACCGTTTGCTTGCATGAGCTTAAAGCCGGGTCTAGGAGATCACTACTATCAAGAGCACAAGGCAGAAATCTGGCGGCAAGGTTACATTCAATGCACCAACGGGAAACAAGCGCAAATTCCGAGATACTATGAAAAACAGATGGAAGCAGAAAACCCACAAAGATTATGGAGAATCAAACAGAACCGACAGAAAAACGCAATGGAGCAAAAAAGACTACAGTTAGAAGGTCAAGACTATAAAACCATCTTAGAGACCAAAG